GATTTCGGACACGAGTTCGACTCTCGTCATCTCCACCATTTCTATCAATATACATAGGAAATAATCTAAGTGTTATTTCTACATATGTTTCATATACTTTTATCTCTTTAACAAAAGTCTCAATCACTGACTTTTTTATATTACTTTTATTAAAATTTGACTTAAAATTTCTTATAAAGCTTTCTATATTCTCTCTACTTATCTTTTTAGATGCAGAGAGTTTATTTTTTTCTTGAGTAAGTATAAATAATTCATTTTCAAGCTTTCTATTTTTATTTTCAAAAGCTTCTTTTGATACTTTATTATCCAGGAATATTTCTAATAAGGTATCAATCTTATTTTTTACTTTTTGGATCTCTATTTCTATTTTTTTAATTTCTTGAACTTTATTTAATATTTTTTGATTTACAGATTTTTCAACTTTTTTAGCTATACTTTTTATTCTCTTTTCTGTAAATATTTCTTTTTTTATAGTTTTAAAAATAAACTCTTCAAGAATTTCTTTTCTTATAGGTTTATTCTTACAATCATTTACTTTTGTTTTTCTGTTTATACAAGTATAGCCATAGGTTATGCTTCCATCTCTTTGTCTTGAGCGATATCCACCCGAGTATCTTCCTCCACATTCTCCACAAGTACATACTCCAGTCAAATAATATGTTTCATGTGCTGTTGCTCTACTGCCAGTTTTTCTATTCTTCATTTTATTTCTTATCTTTTCAAAATCTTCTTTGCTAATTATTTGTGGTACTCCACCTTCAATTTTAACCTCTTTACCTGTTAATCTACCTCTACCATCTTTTTTACCATACACAAAAACACCTGTATATTTTTCATTTATTAATATATCTCTTATAGATGTTTTTCTGAATGGTTTACCTAATTTATTTAGTCTACCCATTTTATTTAATTGTTCTGATATACTTGTATAGCCTACTCCCTCACTATACAATTTATAAATTATTCTTACTGTATCTGCTTCAACTTCATTTATAATATATCTTTTATTCTCATCTAAATCATAGCCTAATGGTGGTATTCCTCCATTATGAACACATTTTAGAGCATTTTCATTTAAACCTTTTTTTACTTCTCTTGATAAGTTTAAACTATAATATTCATTCATTCCAGTAAGTACAGATTTTAATATAACTGATTCAGGACTATCATTTAATTGCTCCAACACTGATAGAAGCTTAACCCCATTATCATTTAACTTCTTTTCATAAATAGCGTGGTCATATCTATTTCTTGCAAATCTATCAAACTTATGTACAACCACGCATTGAAATTCTTTATTTTTACTATCCTCTATCAATTCTAAAAATTCAGTTCTGTCCTTGATTGATGTCCCAGAAATAGCTTCATCTTTGTATAATTTTATTAAATTGTAATTATTCTTTTGACAAAATTCTTTTATAGCCCTTTCTTGAGCTACAATGCTTTCTTCTCTTTGATTATCAGATGAATATCTAGCATATCCTACAACATTAATCATTTTACTTACTCCTTTATATTTCTTCTAAAAAACTGTTTATTAATATATCAATAAAGTTATTATATAGCATATCATCACTTTCTGTAAAAGTTACTTTTATCGTTTTTTCTTTCTTCATTCTCTCAATCTCCTTACACTTCATTAACCCAACTAGGTATTTTATAAAAACCATTAATATTTTCAAAAGCTTCAACCATTTCAGAATCATAATCATAAAAATCATCATCATCTAAATCAATATTTTTTTCTTTTGCCTCAGCTATTTTTAATAAATCAAGTAATTGTGTATAAGGATTTTCATCTCCTCCAAATTCATTATCCATTATAAAATAATAATCTCCTAAAAATGCTCCACACTTCTCAAAACATTCTTTTGAATTTGGATATTTTTTTATAAAGTCATCTATGTCTTTTTTATTATAATTTTTTACATCTACTGTCATACTCATATTAGTTCCACTCCTTCCCTATTCTCTTCATGTTTTTTTGCCACTTTTCCCAGTAGCAGTTAAGAATATCATCTTTTGAGTATTCCTTATTAGCTGAAATGATTATCAAACCTTGAAGTATTTGTAAATCGTCTCCATAAAGAGCACTCATAATTAAATTTTCTATATTAGCCTCATAACATAAGTTTAAATTTTCTTCATCCTCAAATAAATTTATAAGTTCGTTTTTTATTTCAATAAAACTATCGGATTTTTCTAATTTAAAATTAACCATTTGTGCTAGAAAAAACCAAATATCAGTAAATTCTTCTAATTCTTTTCTTTTGTCATAAGGCTTAGTTTTCCAAGTCTTATGGCTTTGAGGTGTTTCTTCGTTGAACTCTATGCACTCAGCTATTAAAGATAATTTAATATCTTCAAGTGTTCTTTTTCTAATATTGTTCAAATTTTCATCTAAATGTTTTTGTAATTTTAATATATCTTCAAAATTTTCTGGCTTCTTAAATCCCATTGTTTATCTCCTTATCTTCAAATTCTTTTATAATATCTTCTAAATCTTCTAAAACTCCTAATGCCCCTGATTGCATTGCTTCATCTCTTTCATCATAAAGTGGAAAATTATTTTCATAATATTCTTTATGTTCTTCTACAAACTTTTTAATCATTTCTTTAAATTCCATTATCTCACTTCCTCATAAGTTGCTATAAATATATCAGGCTTACAAGGATAAAATTCACCTTTAACACCTTTTATTATGTAATCTCCAAAACTAGCTTTCATATATCCTTCAAGTGTTGAAATTCCTATATAACCTTGTTCTTTTATTCCATATACCATTTCATCCAATTCTAATTTACTCTTAATTTTTTCATAATTTGTGTCGTCTAAAAAATTAAAAACTTCTATAATGTTATCCTCTTTTAATTGTATTGCTTCTACTTCCACAGGCTTTTTAACATATTTCTTAATCATTATCTCACTCCTTTATCAATTCAGGATTTTCATAAATATTTCCTCTCCAAGCTATTATTAAGCATTCTCCTGTTTTAAATACATCTGTAATCACTCTTCTAAAACTTTCTCCAGTTATAGAATTTGTTATTTCTATGATATATTTATGTGAATAATTCAAAAAGTGCCCAGCTCTTAATGCTTCTCCTAATATTTTGAATCTTTCATCAGAATAACTATCAATATATCTGTATGTATAAGGTTTAAATCCACATTTTTCTTTTTCAAAATATTCAGGAATACTTTTAAAGCTAACTATCTTATTCATCTTCTTCCTCCCAATTGGCTATTTTGTCTATCTCTTCATCTTCATTGCCACATTTACAACAACTAATATATGGATGAATATTTCTAACATTTAAAGTCTCTTTTTTATAATCAAAGTCTCCATTCTTTTTTAAATCTAATTCTATACCACATTTTCATCACTCCAAATTATTCTTAATCCTGGTTGACTTGTGGATAATTTTAATATTATTCCGTTTTTTTCCATTTTTATATAAATGATATTTCTTTCTTGAGTTGAATCATCATCTTCTGCCAATCTTATCTCTTCAACAATACCAGCATTTTTTACTATTCCAGACATATGTCCCTCAGGTTTCTCGCCAACTATATATACTTCATTATGGTATGGCATTTGCACTTCTATCGCTACTATTTTGATTATTTCTTCTGCCATTATTCATCTCCTCCAATCTTCCTATTTCTAACTTTTTCCCAGAAATTTTTATACTCCTTAGATTCCAAAACTTGCTTAGCTTCTGTGCTATCCAAAAAATAATTTCCAAGATTATAATTTGCATCATCTTTTTCAGTTCCAAAATCTTTGGTTTTTTCTATATTTAAACCACTTATAAAGAAATAAAAGCCTCTAAATTTTCTCATAAAAACCACCTATAAAACATCATTAAAAGTTATATCCTCATACACCCAAGCAAAATACTTATCAGATGTATCAATTAACTTTTTAATTTCCTTTTCTATTCCTAAACTCTTAACTGTACTTTTCAAACTAACTAAGTCCTTTACCATTCTAGCCCAAGAACCCAATGTACCTATAAAGCCATTAGGCAACCTTTGTATCTTATCATCAATCGTTGTAAGTGGTTTTCTCCCAACTCCTGCAATGCTTTTATTAACTTGCTTTACTAGAACATTATTGAAGAAAAAATTGTCCTTGACATTTTCTTCTTCCTCATCTGCTTGAAAATTAGCATTAAATATTCTGTCTGCTATTGATTTTGCTTTACTAATCATCATTAGCTTGTCAAATCTTATATAGCCATCATTGTTCTTGACTTCATTGTCCCAAATATCTTTATGGTTTTGACATATAAGAGTTATGTTAAGCAATGTAAATGCCAACTTAGATTGGTCTAATTGTTCTTGATTAGGTTGCCTTGTTATCTTAATTTCTTGCTTCTCATTAATTTTTATCTCGTTCTTTTTACGAGGTTTAGCTTTTATCATTTTTCCTCCTTATAATTGAACATATTGCCAACATCGGGAAGATGTTCAACCTCTGTATTTTCCGACTATTTCCAAAATAGAAATAGTCGTTATTCCTTATAATTCTTCAATTATTTTTATAATATCATCTAAGTCTTTTTCTAACATTTCTTCATGCTCTTTATAGAGTATTGTTTCATCATCTAAGTAAATATGGTTGTTTTTGAAATCTGCTTCTTTTTTCAAACCCCAACCATCTTTATAAATAGATACACTTAATGTTCCTACATGTGCAGAAAAATTAACAAAAACATCTCTTTTATTTGGTATTGTCTTTTTTATTGCAAGTTCCATAATTTTTAAAACTTTATCTCTATATTTTTTATCTAAATTCATTTACTCCTCCAAAGTTTATAAACCTGTTTTTTCTTTATCTGTAAAAATCATAATATCTTTTTTGTCCCTATAACAAATATAACTAACAATTTTTTTAGCTAAATCATCAACAGTTTTATCATTTAGCTTTACTATTTCTCCATTTACTTCAAAAAAAACTCCATATTTATTAATATTTATATTAAGCATTAATCCTCCTTAAATGCTTGAAAGTGTCCTTTATACACTTTCTTCAATTCTCTTATCTGTCTGTCATCTAAATAAATTCCAACAATATGATACTTACTACTAAAATCAGGAGTACCAATAGTGTGTACTTCTGTATGATGTTCTTCACATAAGCACATCACTCTTAAAACTCTACCATCATCAAATTTATAGCCACCAACACGAGCTACATTATCATAATGATGTAAAACTCCATGTTCTTTCCCACATATACAACAAATTCTATTTTTTAAACAAACATAATGATAAGCTTTAGTATACTGGTCAGCTAGGTTTTCAATATCCATTTTTAATGGAACATTATAATATATACAAGTTTCTAGTAGCCATTTAACAAAATCATTAGCTTGATTCTGCGTTAGTGTATTTAAAGCTAGACTAAAAGTTTTGTTTTCTATTAAGGTACTTTGTAAAGCTTTTATGAATGTTTCTTTTAACTCCTTTTCTATTTCTCCAACAGTTTTGTTCTTGTTCTTCTCAAGATACTTAGAAAAGAATGCAAGGGGAGATTTTAAAGGTTGCATATCATAGACTTCTAAAAACCTTTCTTTCAGTTGCTTTTTAGTTTGCTCTAAATCTATGTTATATGCTACTCTCCCTGCATCTTGTCCTGTGAAGAAATTAGAAATATCATTCATAATTGCATATATTAATTTTTGAGTGTCCCTGCTATATCTTAATTTCTCCATTTAACTACTCCTATCCTATCTTTAAATTTTTATTTTCAACAAGTCTTGCTCCTTGAACTTCTTCCCCAGCTTTTAGAGCAGCCTTAATCTTTTCCTTAGATATTTTTTCAGTTGTTACAACTTCTATAAATTTTTTGTCTATCAAACTTTCATCATAAATTTCAGTTGATGTAGATTTTGTAAATTTAATATTTCCTAATGATGTTTCTATCTTCTCAATATTATTAACAAGCATTGCACTTTTAACATAGCATTTAAACTTGTCTAATTTCTTTTTAATACTATCTTTCATAGCTTTTAATCTTTCTATTTCATTATCAAGAGCCTCAATAGTAAGCTCTTGATTTCTAACAACTGCTATTACATTTGCTGATTTATCTTTTAAATCTTGTGTTAGTTCAGCAGTCCATATTGCTAATTGAGTACCGTCATCTGACATTTCGCCAGTTTCTGCATTGATACCTTGTTCCAAATATTCCATTCTTTCAATATAATCTTTTGCTACATCATAAAATTTTGCCATTATATCCTCCTATTTTTTAAATATTTTTTGACAAGCTTCTTTTAATTGTTCATCTGTCATTTGCCATAATTCTTCAACTTTATAAGCAGTTAGCATTCTTTTTAACTTATCACTAGATAAATTTTCATTTAATGTTTCAATCATTCCTGCTCTGCTATTTAAAAATTCTTGAACCTTTTGTTTTTCTTCTTGTCTTTCTGCTTCTGCTCTATTTGCTCTTTCTATTTTTGCAGATGAATTATCATTATCTTTTGTATCATCTATCATAAATAAGCCATTTAGAGCATATTTTCTTGCATAAGATGAACTTGTTCCAGTAATTTGACTTCCGTCCATTCCTTTTTTTGTTTCTTCTTCTCTTGCAAGTGCAGATGTTTCAATTATTTCATCAGGCTTTTCTATATTTACAAGAACTATTGTAGCTTTTACATAGTTTCTTGTATTTACTTCTATAACATCATCTTTAATAAATAATGTTAATTTAAACTTATCTAGCACTGGTTTTAAGGCTTCTAATATATCTTCACAACTTCTATATTTATATTTACCAAAACTGTTATATTGCCCCTTAGGAGCTTTTAATTCAACTTGTGCCTTTAATAATTTTTCATATATATTCATCTTTTCCTCCTATTCATTTAAAATTTCTAAAATATCTCCAATTTGGTCATAACTTATATCTAGTAATTCTTCTTCTTGTAAATAATCAAGAAAAGATGGAGCTAAATTTTTATATTTGCTATTTTTAAAAAGTTCTACAAAACTATCAACTATTTTTTCTGTGTCTATTTCCCCTAAAAAAGTATCTCTTTCATTTAATACTTCATTAAATATTTCTTTTTCTAATAATTTTCTATTAAATACATTCATAAAAAAATAATCTTCTTTATTTGCATACTTTGATTTTTTATACTTGAAATATATATATTTTTTCATAAAATCACATCCATTTTTCCAATAAATCAAATGGATAATTTATACAAAACCATAAGAATTTAACTATCCTCTTAATTTTAAATTTAATTATTTGCCAGAAACTTGCCTTTTTAAATTTATTAAATTTCATTGTTAGCCTCCCACTCCATTATTTTCTCCCCAGCCTCCAAAACTGTTAAGCCTTGAAGTTCTGGAAGATTCCAATATTTTATATATGTTTTCCAATGTATCATTTGTTCCTCCTATTTTTTTATAATTACTTTTCCATTTTTTAATAGTATTTTTTCTAATGGAGTCCCTTTTACAGAAACCCCGTTTATACTTTTGATTTTCATTTTTATTCCTCCAATTCTCTTACTTCTCTTATAAAGTCTTTTAATAAATTAATTTCGCCATGTTTTATACCTTTTAAAAAAGAAGTGTTATAACCTGCAATTTCATTTTCTTCTATTGATTTATCAGTGTATTTAATAGATGCTTTTACTGACTTATACATTCTTTCTATTAGTTTTTCTCCTATTGATTTATCTATATATGCCATTTCTCCTCCTTGGAAGGAGCTTTTACACTCCCTTATATATATCTTTCTTTTAATGCTTCTGTTGCTTTTATTTCTAAATTGATAAATTCATTATTTAAATTCTCTAATCTGTTTGCTAAATCTCTTAAATCTTTTAATTTTGTATTTGAATTAGTGAAATATGGATCTAATTCTAATTCAAATATATTTTCTTCATCTTCTGTATTTCCATAATTTATATAAATGTTTCTATAATCTTCAAAATAATAAGGCTCATTATTTGAATTGAATTCAACTTTTTCTTTTAAATAATCTTGAAGCAAGTATTTTAAATGATTATTTTCATATTCTTCTGCTATATCCATTTCATCTGTAAAAATAACTAGCTCCCAGTATTGTTTATTAATGTTGTAATTTAAATTAAATTTTTGATTTTCTAATTTTTTAAATGCTTCTAGTAATTTCAATTTATTTCTCCCCTTTCATTTGGAGGAGCTTTTGAACTCCTCCGATTTATTTATTTCCAATTTACATTTTCAGGTATTGTAGTTTCTAGCTTTATAGGTATATTTGTTTTTTCTTCAATGTAATAATATGTATACCCATGTTTAAAATGTTGTTTACCATTTTCATAGTAACTAACATCTAAACCTTTGATTTGAGAGATTAAGAACTCTCTAAAATCATCAGATACTTCTTTAAAGTAAGTACCATTGTCTGATATATTTCTTTCTATTACTCTTAGTGTTTTATCCTCTAAAAGTTTTTTTAATTGTCTTCTGTTTTTTGCTTCTAACATTTTTCCCCTCCTTAGTTTTCTAAAACCCATTTAAGTGATTTTAGTTCTGCTTTTTTTAATGTTATATAGTTTCTATCTTCATCTTCCTTAGCATCTGATACTAAGAAAACTATTTCTTTTTCTAATTCTTCTATTCTTTCTTTTATTTGTTCTAATGTTTTCATATTTCCCTCCGTTTAATTAAGTTGATAATTATCAACTTAATATTTAAAAAAATTTGTTTTCTTAATTTCTATACACTTATTATAAACTATCAGTTGTCAATTGTCAACTGTTTTTTAATTATTTTTTTTATTTTTGTTGTCAATTGTCAACAAAAGGTATAAAATATAAGAAAAAAGGAGTTTTCACTATGAAAGAAAGAGATTATGAATTATCAGAAGAAAAAGCTATAGAAATTGGAATTTTTCTAAAAAATAGAAGGGAAGAATTAGGCTATAGCACAAATCAAATGTTAATGAAAACAGATATAGACAAGGCAGATCTTTCAAGAATAGAGAGTGGAAAGAAAAGAAAACTTAATCCTATTTATTTAAAAAAATTAGCAAAAGCTTTAAAATTAGACGTTATAGAATTATTTAAAATGGTAGGCTTCTTAGATGATGATATTGATATTCATACAAAAAAAGAAAGTTTTGAAATTAAAAATTTAATGGGAAAAATTGTATATTTCCCTGTATATGGAAAAGCAAGTGCAGGAAATGGTTATCTAAATTTAGAGCAAGAAATATATAAAATGCCAATACTAGATGAAGACTTTCCAAATGATTGCTTTTTTGTTAAAATAGAGGGAAATAGTATGGAGCCAACTATTGTAGAGGGAGAATTTGCACTAGTTGATCCTAATGATACAGCATATCAAAAAAATAAAATATATGTTGTAACTTATGATGATGAAAGTTTTATAAAAAGAATAGTTATAGATGAAAATACAAGAATAGTCATTTTAAAAAGTGATAATACAGATTATGATGATATTTTAATCAGTGAAGAAAAACAAGAATATTTAAAAATTAATGGTAGAGTTATAAAAATAGTTTCAACAAGAAAACCTTTGTAAAAATTTTAGGAGGGGTATTTTATGGGATTTTCATTTAGAAAAAGATTAAAAATTATGAAAGGATTATATTTAAATTTTAGCAAAAATGGAGTTTCTACATCTGTTGGTGGCCCTGGAGCTACTTTAAATTTTGGTAAAAATGGTACTAGAGTAACAACGAGTATTCCTGGCACAGGGATAAGATATAGTAAAAATTTAAGTAATAATAAAAAAGATATAGTTTCTGATTTTCAAGATGAAAGTAATTCAGTATTAACAATTGACAACTATAATTTTACTGGGAAAGTTCCTAAAGATGCTAATAAAAATTTTTTTTATTTAAGTATAATATTTATTATTTTAGGTATTATTTTTCAAGGAATTAAAAGCTTTATAATCACAATACCTGTTTTTTTATATGTATTTTTTATTCAATTAGGAAAAGAAGAAAAAAGAATAGATCATGAATTAGAATTAATAGAAAATGAAAATCAAATTATAAGAAATAAACTAAAAAAATTATTAAAAAAAGTAGAAGCAGTTGACTTAATGTTGGAAGTTAATGATTGTAGAACATTAGAAGATGATATTGAAGAAATAAAAATTTTATTTAATGAATTAGCAAAATATCCAATATCAAATTTTATGGATGAGGATAAATTTTTTAAATTAATGGCAAAAGCAGAAGAAAGAAATCAAAATTATTATGAGGCTTTAAGACTTTCAACGATTGTAGTTCATCAATATAAGCCAACAAAAGAAATAAAAAAGATATTAGCAAATTCACTGAATAAATTAAATCTTGATATAAAGTTAGAGGATTATTTGGACTTTATAGATAATAATAGTTATACAATAGTTTTAGATAAAATAGATGAATTAACCAATAATATAATCAAATAAATAAGAAAATAAACCACTTTAATTAGTGGTTTTTATTTTTTTTAAATATCAGTTGACATTTAACAACTTAAATACTATAATATGTTAGAGGTGATAAAATGAAAAGCTTTATCGAACTAAAAAAAAGAATGATTGATAAAAATATTTCTTTCACTGTTTTAGCTAGAAAAGATGGAAGAAGTAGACAATATCTATACAGAGAATGTAAAAAAGAAAATCAAAAAGTTCTAGATGAATTATATAAAATATTATCAATTATATAAAATTTTTTTAAATATTAAGTTGATAATCATCAACTTAAAATCTAAGGCTAGTCCTTAGACACATAGTCACAAGCATTTTTATCCTAGCTTTCAACCCCTCGAGAGTTAGGTTTCCTCCCTTGTGGCTATCTGTGTAAGGTGTAGCTAAAACCAGCCATCAAACATCTTTCCTTAACACAGAGAGGGCAAGACCTAATCTGTGGATAATTCTAGGTAGCTGGTAAAGGTGTATGATGTAAAACTTTTTTGCAGTTTCTTATCAATTCGTATTTTGATAAAAAATACATTGAAACTAAAAGAAAAACTTGTCGTGTTAATTCATACTTTTCAAGATTTTATTTAGACTTTTCAAGATAAATATTAATTTTTTCTATATATCAATGGAATTATTAAGATTTTTTCTGGAGAAGTTAATAAAAATATGCATAAAATATTTGAAAATATTTTACTTCTTATTTTTTTATTCGTATTAAAAGATATTTTTAAGATATAAATATTTTAAAATATTTTAATGTAAAATAAAATTCTAAAAAAATTCTAATAACTTTTTTATATGTATCAATAAAAATCAAAGAAAAATTTTACATATTCTAAAATAATTAATGCATTATTTTACATTTTCCAACTAAATTTATTACTTGAATTAGTGGGGTCTATATGTCGCTTTGGCAGGCTCTATATAGGCTCTACTAATTGAATTAATAAATAGGAGAACTGCCAAGGCTCTCCAAATATACAGGAGGTAAAAATGGAAGATAGAACATTAAAACAATTATTAATGTCAAGTAGTTATTTTGTATTAAATAAACAAATAGTTAAAGCAATAGGAATAGAATCAGGGTTTTTATTAACAACTTTAATAGAAGCTAGTGATGGACTTGCTAATGAAGATGGTTGGTTTTATAAAACTGCTCCATCTTTAGAAGAAGAAACTGGGCTTTCTAATCATAAGCAAAGTAAAATTATTGAAGAATTGACAAAATTAGGTATCCTTGAACAAGAAAATAAAGGAATGCCAATGAAGAGATATTTTAGAATTAATTTTCAAAAAATAGAGGAATTAGTATTTAAAAAGGATTTAAAAAATTCTAAACCTAGCAATGAAGAAATTGAAAAGCAAGGATTTAAAAATTTTGAAAGCAAGGATTTAAAAAATTCAAATGCATGCATTGAAAAAATTTCAAACAATAAAGAATATATAAATAATAACTTAAATAAAGAACTTAATAATATATATAAAGAGGCTATTGATTACTTAAATCAAAAAGCGGGAACAAAATATAAATCAAGTTCTAAGAATACTACTAAACATATAAAAGCTAGGTTAAATGATGGCTATACACTAGAAGATTTTAAAAGTGTTATAGATAAAAAATGCTCCGAGTGGCTAAATACTGATATGGAGAAATATTTATGCCCAGATACTTTATTTGGTGCTAAGTTTGAAAAATACTTAAATCAAAAGATAAACGGATCTAAATTTAATAATAAAAATACTCAAAATAATGCAGCAGAAATAAAATGGGGGGATTAATATGTGTGTAACAAGTGTCAAAGAACTAGCAGAAAAAATAAAAAACAATGATTTTGATTTCATAGAAAAAAAGCCACTGGAAGTATTAGAAAATGGAGATACAGTCTTAAAAAGATGTGAAGTTTGTGGAGAAGTTACAGAGTATAAAACTCCTCAAGGTTATACATTTAATCGGGATTGTGCCTGTATTAGAAGCTATAGGAAACAAGCTAAATTGAAAAGATTTAAAGATTTAAGTATCACAGACAGAAATGCAGGGAGTAATATTTTTTCTAATGCTCAAATAGATAAATCTAATGCAGAAGAAAGAGAAATTTACAAAGAGTTATACAAGTATGCAGAAGATTTTAATATAGAGAAACATGGATATATCTTCGCAGGTGGAGTTGGAACAGGTAAAACATTCCTAGCAAATTGTGTTTGTAATATGCTAAACGAAAAAGGCTTTTCAGTTCTAAGTTTCTCATTAGGAGCATATTTTAATAGAATTAGAAAAAATATAGATGAGGAAGAAAGTTTTATATCTGCCATTAAAGATGTTAATTTACTATTCATCGATGATTTAGGAAGTGAGTACATCAACAGGGAAAATGGGAAGATGTGGGCAGAGGAAAAAATTTTCAGATTATTTGATGAAAGATACAGAGCAGGAAAACCGATTATAATTACAACTAATTTGAAAGTTGGAGAACTTAAAGAACATCTAAAAATTAATGGAGATGATAAGATTTATGATAGGTTGAAAGAAATGTGTAAATATATAGAATTTAACTGGAAAAGCAAAAGAAAATTAAAGGTATAGGAGTGCACAATGAACAAAAATAAGAGGTTTAAAAGAAAAATAAAAAAATTAGAAAAAGATATAATTTTTTATAAGAACTATGCTAATAAATGGGAAAATGAATGGTATAAACTAAACTACGAAAGTTCAATTATGCATAAAAAAATAGCAATAGCTAATATTGATTTATATTTAAATAAATTTTATATAAAAGCATTAGTTACTGTTGCAATAACCGAATTAATAATAATTTTATTTAAAATATAGGAGGACCAAATGGTAAATAAAAAAGTTACAATGAGAGATTATTACAGAACTTTTATAACAAAAGCTAATAAAGAAGCTGGAGTTACTTACAATGCTAGTAAATTAAATAGCAAGGAGGAATGTGAGGAATATCTTTTAAACTTAATTAAAAATCTAAGACATAAGAAGCAAGATAACAAGGCTTATGTTAAAGAAATTAATAGTTTAAAAGAAGAAATAGAAATTTTAAATAATAATTTACTAGCTAAAAACAAAGAAAAAGCAAATTTAAAAGACAAATTTGAGAAGCTGGAAGCTGAAAGGGTATTTTATATAACTCAAGCTAAGGAAGCTGGAGAAAAAAAAGAGAAAGCTGAAAAAGAAAAAGAATATTATAGAAATAATGCTTTATACTAGAACGAAAGTTTTTATGATACAGATAATAAATTGACTAGAGCAGAAAATTTAAACTTTTTCTTTGGTGCATTAGTATTTGTAGAGGCTATCTCAATAGCAATGTTAATTTGGAAGTGATGAGATGAAAGAAACTGATTATCAAAGAGTAATTATTGATTATTTAACAGTATTAGAAAAGCAAAATAAATTGTGGTTTCAAAGAACTAATAATACAGCAATCTATGACCCAGTAGGTAAAAAATTTAGAAGCCTTTCAAAAGGACAGAAAAAAGGGTTTCCAGACATAATAATTTTTGCAAAAGGTAGAACAATAGGGCTTGAAATAAAGACACCAACAGGGAGACAGTCAGCTGAACAAAAAATAATGGAGCAAAAGATGAAAGAACAAGGTGTTGAATATTATGTTGTTAAGAGTTTAGAAGAAGTTAAAAAGATTATTAATTAGGAGCTGCAGCAATGAGTTTAGCAAAAATTAGAGATATACCAAACTTAATAAAAAAATTAGGCGATGGAGAATATCGTATCAAGGTTAAAGATGGTAGAATAGTTATATTTTCTAAAAATAACAGATATGAAAATGAGGAGATAAAAAAGATACTTGAAGAAACTGAAGATATAAAAAAAGATGAGCCCTAAAAACTCATCTTTTTATTTTTTTACAATTCTCTGTAAACATTACATTCCCAACTTCTTAAAAGTGGTAAACCTTTATATTCGTTTTTATATTGGCTTTCATCTACATTAGTTTCTATACAATAGAATTCTAATGTTTTTTCTCCAATATCTTCACCATATCTATTTAATTGTGGAGTTGAATATGCTTCCCACAATTGATATTGGTCTTTTGCTCCATAACTTAATTTAGTACCACAAGGGCTCACATTACTATCTGTTATTACATATCCTACTAATTTTCTCATTTTAATACCTCCATAAAATTTATTCCCTTTTGGGTACATTTCATGTTTTTAGTTCATCTTTCTATGTTTTAATTATAGCATATTGTAAACAATATGTCAATACTCTTTTTAATTATTTTTTTTATTTTTTATAATTTCTTCTATCACCTCCATTTCTTCAATAGTTGCAAATTCTTTTATAAATCTAAGGCATGTACTTTTTAACCTGCTCCTATTTGCTTTAGCTTTTGCTTCTGGGTTTTTTTCTAAGTATCTTTTTGTTGCTTCTGTTTGTTGCTTCTGGGTTTTGTAACCCTTTCTTTTCTTTTCTTCCATTTTACCCTCCTTAAATTATGAGGGGCTTTTTACCCCTCAATTACTCTATAAATTTCATCAACAAAACTAAATTCTAAAATATCTGTTTTGTCTTCTGTTAGTTTTCCATAACCAAATCTTTTATTATCATCTTTAAATTTTTTTAAAAGTTCTTCTCTTTCACTATCTGTTATTATATGTTTTTTAAAATTGAATGAGTAAGAACCTAAATCGTTTACCATTTCAATTTCTATGCTCTTGTTTTCTAATATTTTTTTGATGTTTTTTCTTGTTACTTTTTTCATTCTCATCACTCCTATTATTGATTTTTTTACTAAGAAGTGATATAATCTAAGTAGTTTAGGCTAAGATTAAATCATTCTTAGTTTATTAGGGAAGTGTTGGTCGCATTTCCCTTTCACACTTATATAATATCATATTGTTTACAATATGTCAAAACTTTTTTTAAATTATTTTTGTAGAACTCAAAAAGTCCAATAATATCAATAGAAAAAAGTGTAAAGAATTTTTAAAAATTAAATAATTAAATATCTTACAATCAAAATTAATAAATTTTAAAAGTAGATGGGATATATAAGAAGAGGTTTATAGAAATATAAGCAACTTTTTATGTATCCCATTTTTTTATTTTCTGCAATGGAGGAAAAATGAAAGAATTAAAAATTATAAATAAAAATATAAATGACATTAAAGAATATGAGAACAATGCAAAGGAACACCCACAATGGCAGATTGAACAGATAGCTAATTCTATAAAAGAATTTGGTTTTAATGACCCAATAGCAATTAATACAGATAATCAAATTATAGAGGGACATGGGAGACTTTTAGCAGCCAAACAATTAGGATTGAGTGAAATACCTTGTATTGTCTTAGATGGACTTACAGAAGTTCAAGAAAGAGCATATATCATAGCTCACAATAAAACTACAATGAACACAGATTTTGATTTAGACAGATTACAGTATGAGTTAAATGCTCTGAAAGTAGAAGATTTTGATTTGAGTTTAACAGGTTTTAGTGAATATGAAATTGAAAATCTATTATCACAAAATGAGGAAATTAACTTAAATGAATTTATATCAGATGAAGAGAAAAAACAAAAAGAAAAGAGATGTCCACATTGTGGAGAGTTGTTATGAAGTTATTTTTATCATCATATGAAATAGAACAAGATTTAAAAGTTTTAACAGAAACAAAACCTTTGTTTGTTTTAGGGAGTTTTTTCTATTTAAAAAAATGCAAAAAAGATTATTTAGATAAATATATGAATTATGTAAAAACTCAATGTAAAGATTTTATTTTAGATAGTGGGGCTTTTAGTATGCTTTCAGGAAGCAAAAACAAGGAAAGTTTTTTAGAAAAATTAGACAGTTATATTTCTGAATATATAGATTTTATAAATAAATATAACATTAAAAACTTTATAGAGTTAGATATAGATAAAATTATTGGTTATGAAAAAGTTAAACAAATTAGGGAAAAAATTGAAAAAGAAACAAATAAAAAAAGTATCCCTGTTTTTCATTTAACAAGAGGAATTGAAGAGTATAAAAAATTAATAAAAAATTATCCATATGTCTGTATAGGTGGGATAGCAATAAAAGATATAAAGAAAAAAGATTATAAAAAAATATTTCCAACACTCTTAAAAATGGCAAAATTACAAAATTGTAAAGTTCACGGATTAGGATTTACTGCCTCAAATGTAAATGAGTTTGATTTTTATTCTGTAGATAGTTCAAGTTGGAAAACATCTATTAGATATGCAAGTATTGGAATTTTTGACAACAAAAAAAAGATAATTGTATATAAAAAATTTAGTGAAACAAAAAAAATAAACAAAAATTTATCAAAAGAAATTTTAATAGTTTCTGGGAAAGAATTTATAAAATTTCAAAAAAGTTTATACAAAGGGGAATTATAAAAATGGAAATAATAAATAAAGAGTTTAAATTTGATACTGCTCACATACTACCTAATCATTATGGGCAATGTAAAAATTTACATGGACATACTTATAAATTAATAGTTAGTTGTGCTGGAGAACATAAAAAAGATTTAAGTTCTGAATGTATGATTATAGATTTTTCTAAACTTAAAAAAATAGTTCAAGAAAACATTATTGATAAATTTGACCACGCGTTTATTTTAGGTGCAGGAGATCAAGAAGTTGAAAAAGATATAAAAGCAGTTTTAATGAAACACAATTTAAAATTTATTGATTTAGGTTATAGAAGTACAGCAGAAAACATATCAAAATACATTTTTAATAAATTAAAGCCTATTTTAAAGAGTGAAAACATAGAGCTTATTAAAATCACTTTATATGAAACAGAAACATCTTACATTGAGTATACGGAGTTATAACAATGAAAATAGTAGAAATCTTTAAAAGTATTCAAGGAGAAGGAAGCAACTTTGGAAAGCAAGTTATATTTATAAGGCTAGGAAATTGTAATTTGAAATGTCCTTGGTGTGATACTGACTGGAAGAAATACAAAGAATTAACAATACAAGAGATTATGGAAGAAATATCAAAATATAATTGCAAGAATGTAATTATAACAGGTGGAGAGCCTACAATTAGTAATTTAATTCCTTTATTAAAAGAGTTAAAAGATAAAGGTTACTGGATAGCAATTGAAACTAATGGAACTAACAACATTGGTTATGAGTATATAGATTATATTGCTACATCTCCAAAATTTATATATGGACCTAATATAGTTAAATTAAAAGAAGCTAATGAAGTAAGAATAGTTGTAGATGTTGATAATAAAATGGACTTTATAACATTTTGTATTAATGTTAAAAATAAAATAAAAGCTAAAAAATATTTTTTATCTCCAGTAGAAATAAAAGGAGAATTTAAAAACTTGGCTCTATTAGGAGAGATAAAACAGAAACTAAAAGAGAGAGGAGCGGGAGAATGGGAAATATCAATACAGTTACACAAACTGATGAAAATACAATAAAAGCAGAAAAAGGAATAATAAATCTTTTAATTGAATTAGGAGAAGATATAGAAAGAGAAGGATTAAAAGATACTCCAAAAAGAGTAGTAAAAGCATTTAAAGAAATGACATCTGGATATGGTGTAAATGTAAATGAAATATTATCTAAAACTTTTACAAGTGATAACAATAACGAAGTTGAAATAGATAATATTCAATTTAATTCTTTATGTGAACACCATATGTTGCCATTTATTGGAACTGTAAAAGTTAAATATACTCCAAAGAATGGGAAAGTTGTAGGACTGTCTAAAATACCAAGAGTAGTTGAAGCATTTTCTAAAAGATTACAAATACAAGAGAAAATGACAAAAGAAATAGCTGAAGCAATTCAAAACAATTTAGATTGTGCAGGAGTATATGTAGAAGTAGAAGCTAGACATATGTGTATGGAACTAAGAGGGATAAAAGCAAGAGGAAGTAAAACAAAAACTATTTATAAAACTGGCTGTTATTTAAGAGGTGATAACAATTGCTAAGAGTAAATATGAAACAGATGTTAAACCAAGACTTGTAGAGATAGAAGCTTGGAAAAGAGATGGATTAACAGATGAACAGATATGTAAAAACTTAGGGATAGTTAAAGATACATTTTATAAATATAAAGAGAAATATACAGACTTTTCGGACGCTTTAAAAAAAGGCAAAGAAGTTGCAGACATAGAAGTAGAAAATGCTTTATTTAAAAGAGCGATAGGTTACAAGTATAAAGAAGTTATAAAAGAAGTTAAAGAGATAGATGGAAAGAAATCCACATATGTAAAAGAAGTAATAAAAGAAATGGCAGGAGATGTTGCAGCACAAATTTTTTGGCTAAAGAATAGAAAATCAAGTAAATGGAAAGATAAGCAAGACATAGACATAGAAGACAACAATGTAAGCATAACTATTCAAGGAGTTAAAAGAAATGGAAATTAATATACAAGCTAATGAGCATTTTATTGATTATCTAAATAACTGGAATAAAAGATTCTATTATATTGTTGGTGGATATGGAAGCAGTAAGTCTTATCATACAGCTTTAAAACTAGTATTAAAAACTATGCAAGAAAAAAGAAGAATATTAGTTGTAAGAAGTGTTTACAGAACTATAAAAGAAAGCTGTTTTTCTTTATTAAAAGGAATAATTAGCAACTATAACTTAAATGGATTCTTTAGTTATACACTTAACCCTCTACATATAAGATGTAGAAATGGGAGCGAGTTTATATTTATGGGCTTAGATGATTCTGAGAAATTAAAATCAATTGATAATGTAGATATGATATGGATTGAAGAATGTTCAGAAGTAAGTTACAACGCTTTTAATGAGTTAAATGGAAGATTGAGAGCATTAGGTAAAGACTTACATATATTCTTAACTAATAACCCTGTTAGTGTGAATAATTGGACTTATGAAAGATTTATAAAAAAAGCAGGAATAGATGAAGAAGAACTTTATCAAAATAGGATCATAACAACAGATGATACATACTACCATCATTCAGTTGTTGAGGATAATGCTTTTGTTACTGATGAATATATAAAGCAATTAAAGAATTTTGAAACTTATGATATTGAAAGATACAGAATAGCATATCAAGGAAGATTTGGAATAGTTGGAGAAAGAGTATTTAACAATATTCAAAAAGATACTGATACAGAAGTACAAGAAATAGTTAAAGAACTTAGTAAGTATGGTTTAGGGAATCTATACGATGGCTTAGATTATGGTTTTAGTATTTCTTATAATGCACTCGTTAGAATGGCTATAGATAGAGAAAATAACATTCTATATGTTTATGATGAATTATATAACAAGAACTTAATTACAAGCGAATTAATAGGTGCTATGAGTTATATAAAGCAAAAGCACAGAGAGATTATAGCTGATAATGCAAGACCAGAAACAACTGAAGAAATTAGGAGAGCAGGATTCAAAATAATCAACTGTGAAAAAGGTGCAGGAAGTGTATTAGATGGATTACAGAAATTAAAGAGCTTTTACAAGATTATAGTTTCTGATAAGTGCATAAACACATATAGAGAACTTACTGAACTATGCCACGAAAAAGATAAGAACGGGAATTACTTAGAAGATAAATTTACATTAGACCCACACACTGTGGACGCTATGAGATATGGACTAGAAAAGTATAAGGCTACTACATTTAAGAATGGAGAAATAAGAAAACCACTAGGAGTTTAAAAATGGAGAAATCAAGGATATTAAAAGCATATAACGAGTATATTCAAACTGATATTCACAGAAATTGTGAAAAATATAGGAAGCTATCAGATGGCAAAAGTGCAGATGTATTTTTTGCAGATGTAAAAGCAAGAGTAAATCTTGAATATATGGGAATAGTAGATAAACAAGGTTATATGAAATCTTACAACATTAACAATAATGGCTTAACAAGTGTTAGTCAAGGTTGTAGTCTTAAAGATTTAGTTGTAGGCAATGGAATATTACAAGCAACAACAAGACTATATGCAGAGTATGCAACAAGCAAGAAGTTAGTAACTAATCAGAAAGATTTTGAACTTATAAAAGATTTTGACCTAGATGATTTGCTAGGCAAAACTATGGTAATTCAATCTTGGGCAGGGAAATTGCTTTTAAAAGGAGTTACAGAGTTAGAAAAATTTAGTTTTTATCCAGTAACACCAAAAGACTATTTCCCAATTAGAAATGAATATAATCCAAAACTTATAGATGGATATGTAATTTATAACTTATCAGCAGATGATAAAAATAAAAATACTCTTATATGTGAAATCTATGAGTTAGATAGCATTGAATATAGAGCATACAAAATAAATGATAAATCTATAAGCGAAACACCTTATCCTTTTGACTTAACAAAAAATGGAATGATTGCAGATGGTTTAGGTTATAAGGATAATCAAGCTCAAGGTTGGGCAGTAGTTGAAATTGAAAATATATTTGGTACAAGTGATTATAATGATGATTTAGTTGGTAATGTTAGAGAGTTAGTAATTGGAGATACTTTAACATCACAAGCATTTCAAAAGGTTGCTAATCCATTATTACAAGTGCCAGACAGTGTTATAGAAGTTGATACGAATGGTCGTAGCACTGTAAGACTAGATGGCAGAGTAATTGTCTTAAACAAAGATGATAAAGATGTTAAACAAGTACAATTAGAAACTAAGACACAAGAATGGAAGTTACAAAAAGAAGACATCAAGAATGATATATATAAGCAACTAGGAGTGAATGATTTAGCTTTTGGAATTGACTTAGGAGGCTCTATAGCAAGCGGAGAAGCTAAAAGAAGAAGTTTAGAGCGTACTATTGCAACAGTTGAGAGCAAGAGAAGTAAATGTATAACAGGTATTAAAAATATTGTTCTATGGGGCTATAAGAAGCTAAAAGGAAAAGAAATAGATTTACAAATAGAAGCACAAGACATATTAAGTTTATCTTTAACAGAAAAAATGGCAATAGTTGTGCAAGGAATACAAAATAATTTAATGAGTTTAGAAACAGCTATTAAGTTTTTAGGTATCTTAGGAAAGAATGCAGATGAAGAAATTGAATTAATAAAAACTAATATAGCATACCAAGAAAAGCTAATTAACATAATGAATACATTAGCAAGTATTACTAGAGAGGAAGCATTACAAGTTAAACTTGAAGAACTTTCAAAAGATATTATGAAAGATTTAGGACTTGAAGTTAAGGAGGAATAGCATATGTTCCCAGTAGCTCAAGAAAATAAATTAAGGCTTATATTTGAATTTTACACAAAAAAGAGAGTAGGTAGAGCAAAAAAAGCTATTAATAATGGGCAATTACCACTCTTTGAATTAACAGATGATGAGAAAAGAAACATTATAAAAGAATTAACAAAAGTTGCTATTGAAGTGAATTTATCAACATTTGAAAGTTGGAGAACTTTAACAGATGAAGAACTAAAAAGAACAGATCTAACTGGTGCTAAATACTGGATAAAAAAGAATTATGATTTATTCAATAATACAACTGTAACAGCAGATAAATTAATGGATATAAGACAACAAAGAATAGTAGATACAATCAAAAATTATAATAGAAATTTAGATGTATTAAAAAATGGAGAAGTACCAAAGTCTACATTAAATGCTTTGAAGCAAGATATAGCAAATAATAGGGCCAGTCAAGAGATTAAAGACATCGTTAAGAGTATAGAAAACGGAACATATACAAATAACGATATTGATAAACTCCAAACTTGGCTCAATAACAGAAATGAGAATCTTGCAAGAAATGAAACAGGTAATTTATACGCTCAAGAATGTAAAGACTTGATGATTGAGAACGGTATTGAACATTTTGTTTGGCACACAATGAAAGATGACAGAGTAAGAGAGTCGCACGCTGAACGAGAAGGTTTAGTATTTAGTATCAATGATGAATTGCCAGGCGAAGACTTTAATTGTAGATGTTGGGCTGAGCCAATTAGATTAAATTAAATTTTGAGTGAGTAATTGCTTGAGAGGAGAAAAAATGGAATTAAAAGACGGAGTTTTAATATTAACAGATGAAGAAAAGAAAATGCTAGGAAGTAATGAGGGTAAGAAATGGCTAACTGATAACAAGTTTATGATTGAAACAATAAAGGAAGTAGACAAGCCAATCACAGCAGAGGCAGTAACTAACTTTATAAGTAAAAATCAAAGCTTATCAGACAAAATTTATAATGAAAGTGCTATTAAATTCTTAAAATCAAAATTAGGAGATAAGGTAACTTCTGATGATTTAGGAAAAGAAATAGTATTTAAAAATAGTTTTGATGATTATAAAAAGGAAGCTATTAAAACAGCAGTAAGTTTTGGACTAGGAGCAATAGCACCTAAATATAGTTCAATGCTTGTAAATGCAGTGGACTTCTCTAAATTAGATATTAAAGATGGTAAAATAACAGGTTTTGATGAGCAAGTTGCTAATTTCAAAACAACTTATCCTGATTTATTTAATGAAAAAGGAAGCACTACACCACCATCATTACCACCTAATAATGGTAATTCAAAAGTTAAATATGAGGACTTTATCAAAATGTCAGATGTAGAAAAATCAAAATTAACAGATGAGCAATTAAAAGAAATATTAAGAGAAGAATAGGAGGCTATAAATATGTCATATCAAACTTTTAAACCAGAAGTATGGGCAGAATTAACAAACAGAAACTTAAATAAGCAATTAGTTTTTGGAGCATTAGCAAACAGAAACTATGAAGGGAAAATAGAAAATATGGGAAGCTCTGTAAGAGTGCCAAGCATAGGGTCAGTAACTGTTGGAGATTATACAGGAGCAGATATAACTTTCCAAGAAGATACAGGAGCATATCAAACTATCAATATTAATAAAGCTAAGTATTTTGCTTTAAAAATGGATGATGTTGATAAGGCTCAAGCTATACCAGGAGTTATGGAAGGATTAACAGAACAAGCTATTTATGAAATGGCAGATGTTGTTGATACAGAACTTGCTAAATTATACACAAAATGTAAGAACAAAGTTGCAGGAGTTATAGGAACAAATAAAATTACAGATTTAATTATAAATTTAGCAGTGCAAATGGATAAAGACAATGTACCTACTGCTAATAGATGGTTAGTTGTATCACCAGAAGTTTATGGGCAATTAATTAAAGAAACTCCAACTGTTTCAACAGGAGAAAACACACTTGGCATAAATCAAAGTTACTTTGTTGGAAATTGGGGAGGATTTACAATTTATAAATCTAACAATGTTCAATTAACTGGTAAAAAATATCACTGTATGGCAGGAGTAAGCAAAGGTTTAACTCTTGCAATGCAATTAAATGAAATGAAAGCTGGAGAATTTGAAAAATCATTTGGAGAGTATGTAAAAGGGCTACAACTATTCGGATGTGATGTTATTGAAACTGAAACTGGAAAAACAAAATTACTATGTGAATTAGAAGTATCACAAGCATAATGGAGAGTTAAAAGCTCTCCCCTTGCTTTTAAGGAGGTTATGAAGTGATAGGTTATGTTAGTTTAGATGAAGCAAAAGAATTTATAAAAAACAGGTATGAGGAAGTATCTGAACAAGAATTATCAAAAGGTTTATATAAAGCATTAGATAAAATTGAAAGCTTAATGATAAGAGATAGTGGAAGAAATGAAACACAAGAATTAATATTTCCTAGAATCAATGAAAAAGATGTACCTAGTGAGATTAAAAAGGCTCAAATACTTGAAGCTTATTCAATAGCTTTAGATGTTGACAATGAGTTGACAAGTGATATTGAAAAAGGAATTGCTAGTAAATCAATAGGGGATATGTCTATAAGTTATAACAGTAACAAAAATAATCAGATAGGAGCAACTATATTTGCAAGTTCACAAGCTAAATCTATTCTTTATAAATATGTAAGGAAGACATATGATTGGAGTTAAAGTTCAATTCTCTACAAGTAGTTTAAAAAAGTTTGCAGATATAGAAAAACAATTAAATTTGTTAGCACAATGGAAGTTAGTTGTACAGTTCAATGAAGATAATGTAGAAGCTAACGGGCAAAAAGTTGAGTTGATAGCAATGTGGCTGGAGTATGGGAGTGAGGGTTTTAATGTTTATTATCCTGCAAGACCATTTTGGAGAACAGCAATAGATGCTAATATGCAAAGAATTATGAATAGGTTTATATTTAATGCTAATCAAGTTGCACAAGGTAAAATGCAAGCTAGACAATGTTTTGAAGATATAGGCAAACAAATAGTTCAATACATAAAGAAAAGTATAGAACAAGGAAGTTGGGCAGACCTTGCAGAAAGTACAATAAAAGCAAAAGAAAGAAAAGGAAGCGGGACAAAACCTTTAATTGACACTAGGACAATGGTTAATAGTTTAGAGTATATAGTTAAGGAGATTTAATATGAAATTCAAATTATCGCAATTTGCTAAAAGTGAGTTAAGAAAATATCAAGTAACTAGAAAATCTGAATATGATATGCATAACCCAGATGGAGCAGAAGAAGTTTATCATTGGGATATGGTTATTTATAAGAAAACTCTAAAAGTAGCAACTCCTGATGTCAATGCTGGGATAAAAATTTTAAATCAACTTAATGGCAAAATACTTAAAAGCTATGGATTAAAACTAGGAGATATTATAACAGTTGAAAATATCAATTATAGAGTAGTTGAAATATTACCAAGATTATATGCAGATTTTAATGAGTTTGTGTTGGAGGTTATGAAAGATGAATAACATAGATTTAGAAATATTGTTCTTAGACAAAATAAAAGAATTAAATAATAAATTTCAAGTTATTCCATTTGAACATCTTTCAAAAGTAAACAGACAACTGAAATTACCGAGAGTTCTTGCAAGGACTATTTCTAATAATGTAATTCATAGATATACAAATGATAGAGAAGACACAGAGAAATATGGAGTTTTTAAACAAACAAATATAAACAAGCATATAATCAGTTTTTCATTTACTCTAAGCAAAAAAGATAGCTTTATAGATGTAGCAGTAATTAGAGATTATTTCACTAATATAGAAGCTATAAACTGGTGGATTAAATTAAATGGTCTGAATTTAGTTATTGAGGAAGTTGGAGAACTAAAAGACATTACAGATTATTCATCAAGTGATTTATTAGAAAGATATGTATTTGATGTAGTTGTAAGAACTTCTAAAGAATTAACAACAGAAATAGAAATTATAAAACAAGTAGATTTTGAAATAAAAGGAGGCAATTAATGGGAATAATATTAGGTGCTGAAAAGAAAATAGTATTTTTAAATACACACAAGCCTAGTCCTGTTGACCAAGCAACAGTAAATGTAATTGGTGTATTTAGTACCAAGAAAGCTATAACAGAGCAATTAATCACAAGTATTAAAGATGTAACAGGAGTTGCAGAAGGTGATGATGTTTATAAGATATTGCAAGCTTGCTTTAACGGTGGAGCAAAACAAGTCTTAGTATTTGGTAAGGCAGTAACTGGAAATAATTATAAAGATTTATTTGATAGTGTAAAAAATGATTGGTTTGGTACTGTAACAGATGAAACAGATTTAGACAAAATAGCTTTAATTTCTAAAGAAATTGGAGCAAGAGAAAAAATGCTATTTGCACAAGTTAAAAAAGATGAAGACATAATGAATTCTGAATCTAAGATAAAATCAGTAGCAGAGGACACAACAGCATTATTCTTTAATAAAAATGAAGAATTTACAGCAGGAGCAGTAGCAGGATATGCAATTTCAAAGTTTGCAGGTTCTGTATTAGTTGCAAATAAATTAATAAACGGAGCAGTTGAAAGTGGATTAACAGGAGCAGAGCAAGGAGTTTTAGATAAAAACAAGGCTAATTATATGGCAAGAATGAAAGGACAATTAGGACTTGCTAATGGAGTAACTGTAACAGGCGACCCAATAGATTTTATTCACTGTGTAAAGGCTTTACAATTTAGACTTGAAGAAGACATTACATTATATTTAAAAGCTACTCCAAAACCTACATTTGCAAATATAGGTCAATTAAAAAATATAATTTTAGATAGATGTAATCAATTTGTAAGAATGAAAGCATTAGTTGAAGATAAAACAGTAGTTGATATGGTGCCACTTGAAGAAATACCAAAGAATGATATTTTGAATGGTAAATTAACAGGTGTAAAAATCACAGTTTACTATGCTTATGGTATTAGAGAATTATCAGCTGATTTGTTCTTTGAAGTTTAGGAGGTGCTAAATGGCAAACACATATAGTTACAATAGTAAAAACTATGAGTTAATAATAGGTAAAACAAGAGTTGAAGATTATGCAGAAGATACAAAAATTACTATTGAATATGATAGTGAATTTAAAAGCCTTACAAAAGGGATTGATGGAGCAAGAAGTGTAAATCAACACAATGATTATGATGCAGTAATAAAATTTAAAATATTGCAAAACTCACCATTGAACTTAAATTTTAAACAACTTGCATTAACAGAAGGAGAGAAAGGAACTTTCCCAGTAACTTTTGTTAATAAAAGTTTAGATGGAACAATGGGAGCTTTCTCAGCAAAAGGTTTTTTTAAGAAAATACCTAATTTAGAAATAGGAACAGATGCAAAAGCTTTTGAATGGGAAATACAATGTATAAATTTAAAATTAGCTTAATAGAGTAGTTTTTACTACTCTATTTTTGGAGGTAATAAATGGAAAAGAAAGTAATTAATGTAAATAATTTTGATGTAACTGTAATGGAGCAACCAGCTAGCTATGTTCTTAACTTAGAAAAAAGAATAGGCAGAACAAGAATAGTTGATTATACAAAAGAGATTTTAAAATACCCTAGTGGAGTTAATCCAAAATTAGAGGATATTATAGAAGTTCCAGAAGTTATAAAGCATAATGATTTAGAATTAAAACTTGATGAAAATGGAATTTACACAATGGAGCAACTATTTTTAGCAGGAATTGACAGTGTAGTATTTACAGGAGAAAAGTTTTTAAAACTATTAAATAAAAATATAGATAATTACAAATATAAAGAAATAGAAGAAATAGGACTATCAGTTTGGGAGCAAGTGAAAAATATAGCTTTCTGTGGTTTTATTATGAATACATTTCGTGGAATGTAACTTGAATTATAATGCAGAAAGTATTGAAAATATGATAACTGTATATGGATATTTTATAAAAGATTTTGAAAGAGCAGAAAATTATTCAGTGAAAAAATTAGAAGAATATTTAGATAGAATTTCAAAGATGAATGAGGTGCAATAATGAGTATAGTTGGAGCATTAAAATTTAATATAAATACTTTTTTAAATTCACAAGGCTTTCAACAATTTAAAGCTAATTTAAAACAATCTATGAGTTTAAGCCAAAGATTTAATGAAGTAACAGGTAGTACATTAGGAAAATTAGCTATTGGATATTTTTCAATAAGTGCTCTTGTAGGGCAATATAATAAAGCTGTTGAAGCTAGTAACTATCAAATTGAACAAGAAGCTAAATTATATAACACTTTAAGAGCTCAAAATTTTAGAGATGAGCAAATAAAATCTATTGTAGATTTAACTTCAAGTTTACAAGGTTTGGGAGTTGTAGGAGATGAAGTAACTATTGCAGGGGCACAACAATTAGCAACTTATAGATTGCAAGAAAATAGTATTAAAGCTTTATTACCAACTATGCAAGATTTATTGGTAAAACAAAAAGGCTTGAATGGTACAGGTCAAGATATGGAAGGTATTGCTAATATTTTTGCTAAGGCTATGAATGGTCAATCAATGATTTTAAAAAGAAATGGAATTATTTTAAGTGAAAGAGAAGAACAGTTATTAAAAATAGGAACAGAAGAACAAAAAGTTGCTCTACTTACAGAAGCAGTAAGAAGAAGTATAGGAGAACAAAACAAAGAGATGTTAAAAACTCCTGAAGGAAAAATAACATCAGCTAAAAACAGAATAGGAGATTTATACGAAGTTTGGGGAATGTCTATAAGAGATACAAGAGCAAAGTTCTGGGAATTTATAGCAGATAATGCTGAGGGTATTCAAGATATGATTACTAATGTTTTCAAAGCTGGTGGAAGTTTTGTAGATACTTTTATGGGAGTTTTTAGAGATATCAAAAAAGGTTTTAATGCTTTACCAGATGGAGCAAAAACAGCATTTAAGGTTATAGGTGGTTTAGCACTTGCAACACAATTCCCACTTGTTACATTATTTTTAGCTATTGAAGATGTATTTGCAGCATTTCAAGGCAAAGAAAGTTTTACAGAAGATGGAATTAATGCACTATTAAAATTTACTGGAACTGATTATAGATTTGCAGATTTAAGAAAAGGTGTATCAGACTTTTGGAAGTTATGGACTGAAGGAGCAGACAGTGGAATAGAAAAAATAACACTTACAACTAAAGTTTTAACTGATTTATTAGATGTTCTAAAAGGTGGGGCAGGACTATTACAAATGCTATGGGGAGCAACAGGAGGAGCAGTAATAGATTTAGGAAAAAACACATATAAAGCATTAACTGGAGATTTTGATAATATGAATTGGGATAGTTCATTTGGAAATATTAAAGGTGGCTGGAACAAGGTATATGGTGCAGGGCAACATATGAATGAAACTAGCAAAATGCACGATGATTATTTACTTGAAGAAGCTACAAAAGAAATTAAAAGGCAAGTAAAAGTTGAAGATTTTAGAAAAAAAACTCAATTCAGTGAGCAAGCTCAAAAAGATTTTTTATATCAACCTATTTATTCAGCAAATATATCTGATTTTGATTTTAATAAAATATTACAAACTAAAACTCTTGATGCTAAAGTTATAGATAATACTAAGAAAGTATCAAAACCTAATGTAACAATAAATAATAATCAAAAATATAATCCAAATTTTGTAATTAACGAGGCTACTGATGGGGCTAAAATTAAGAATATGTTTGATACACAAATGAGAAATTATAAGGAGCAAGAGGAACAAAAAATAAGAGCACAAATTGGAATGAATTATGGAATATAGGAGGAGATTATGAGTTTTTTTAAACAAGCAGTTGATATGGCTTTAAGTCTATTAGAAAATTCAAATCAAAGCTATATCCAAGACATACCACTTGAAGTTATATCAGAAAAGACAAGAAGTTTACCAATGACTTTACCAACAAAAAGAGTTGAGAATGGTTTTAATATAAGTGATTCAGTTAGAAAAGAGCCAATGATTATAAATATTACAGTTGTAGATAATAGCAAAGATTACTTATTAAATAGAGATAAACTTTTAAAGTTACAGGAGCAAGGCGAAGAAGTTCAGTTTGTTTTTTCTAATCGTGATACTTACGAGCATATGATTATTGAAAATATAGAAGAAACAGAAACTGACAAGCAAAAATACGGCTTTACCTACTATATAACATTAAGGCAAATTCAAGTTGGAGAGATAAAAGAAAGTGATGTAAAAACAGATAATAAGAAAGCTAAGACAAGTGGTGGGAAAAAGAAAAGAACAACGGCCAAGGTTAGCACTCCAACAAGTGCAGAAAAAAGCAAAGTTAATAATGTTACAAGTGGAACTAATGGAACAAAAGAAAGAGGTAAAAGTTTTTCTAAAACTTTAGCAGGTTAGGAGAAAAAATGAAAGCAATAGAAATAGATGTAACAGGAATTGAAGAAAGAGGAATAATAGCTGAATTGCCTAATAATATCAATTTAGAGCTAATTTATAATACTTATGATAGTTTTATATATCTTTCAATTTTAGATAGCTTAAATCAAAGGATAACAGGTTTTAACAAGCTAGTTCCTAATATTAATTTTTTAAGTTTAGTAAGGAATAAAAATAATCTTCAATTAAGATGTATAAAAATTAATGAATTTGCAGAAGAAAAAGATAAGGTTACTCCTCAAAATCTTAATAAAGATTATAAATTTTTCTTGATAGGTGATGATGATGGCGAAGTTATGGAAACAAGTTAGATTAATAACTATTGGAGAAACATTATTTGATTATGAGCAACTAGACATTGATTTTGATGTTAAGTGTACTGATGATAATAATAGCGATATAGCAACAATAAAACTATATAATTTATCAGAAACAACAAGGCAAAAATTAAAACTTAATCAAGATGTATCTATTGATGCAGGATATAGAGAATTACACGGAGTTATATTTAATGGCATAGTTGAAAGTATTAGCACAAGTAGAGATGAAAATGATTTTATAACTACTATTGAAGCTACTCCAAATAATAGAGCTTATACAAACACTATTATAAATAGACAATTCAAAGCCGGAATAAAAGCCAGTGAAGTTATAAAGCAAATTGAAAAAATGTGTAATTTTACTATGGATATAAAAGAACTGGGAAAAGATACAGTATATCCAAATGGCAAGGTGTTTAGTGGCAGATTATCGAATGTAATTCCAATTCTTGCAAAGGATACAGGAACAATATGTAGATTTACTAATACAACAATAGAATTTAAATTACCTAATAAAGCCTATTCTAGTGTATTACATCTAGGAGCAGAACAAGGCTTAATTAGGATAGATAAAAAAATGGATAAGGCAGATATAAAAGAAAAAGATAACAAAAAGCCTAAAAAAGATAATTCTAAGGCAACATCTAGTAAACCTAAATTTGATATTGAATGTTTATTAATTCCATTGATTAAAATTGGGCAGTTGCTAGAAATAGAAAGCACTTTATTTAAAGGGCAAGTTGTAGTTAAAGAATGTAATTTTGTAGCTAGTGGGCTTGAAACTTTTACAGTATCAGCAAGTGTAGAGGTGGTTTAATGATAGAAGCAATTAAACATATGATAGATGACAGTTTAAATGAATTGCATACAAGTTTACCTTGTGAAATTAAATCGATAAACTATGGCGCTGGGACTTGTACAGTTCAACCTCTTGCTAAAAGGGAACTATGCAGAAAACTTATAAATTATCCTCCATTAATAGATGTGAGATTAGATTTTCTTAAATTTGGTGGTTGGAGTTTTCAAATACCTCGTAAAGTTGGAGATATTGTATGGGTCGGGTTTTCAGAAACTGCTTTATCTGATGAAACAAGCCTTGAAAGATTTAGTTTAAATGAGCCTTATATCATAGGAAGTTGTGAGAAAGGTTTTGAAAATAATTCAGATGACATAATCTTACAAGGTGCAGGGACTAGAATAGAAATAAAAGGCAACGGAGATATAACAATACTTGCAGGAAGTAATGAAACAACTATCACAAGTAATGTTACAGTAAATGGAAACTTAACTATAAATGGAAATACTACACAAGTTGGAGATACCTCACAAACTGGAACAGTAACAGTTAATGGAAGTATTGGAGCTAGTGGAGATGTTACAGGAAAAGGAATAAGTCTAAATGACCATACTCATAATTATAGACCAGGTGACCAAAGTCCAACATCAACAAGTAGTGCAAATTAGGAGGATATATGACAAGTCCAAAATTAGACAAAGATTGTGAGTTAGTATTTGATGATAAAGGAGTTTGTGAAATAGTTAGCAATGCAGAAGATTTAATACAAGCTATTAGAATTGAATTAGAGCAGAACAAAGGACAATTTGCATTAAATACAGCTTGGGGTACTCCATATTTGAATGATACTAACACTGGTATTTTACAACTAAAAGATAATAAAAATAGGATAATTCAAGAAGTTAGCAAGGTTATAAATAAATATGATGGAGTTGAAAAAATTGAAAACATTGAATTTGAAGATAATTTATTGATTGCTAATATCAGAATTAATGGGGAGGTGTACACAATTTGATAACAGATAAAGGTTTTATAGTACCTACAATAGATGAAATTTATACAAGAAAATTAAATGACTTTAAAAGTGTAAAGCCTGACCTAAGAGAAACAGATAGTAATATCATAATTGCTTGGTTAAGGTTTGATAGTGCTGAGGAGTATGATAGTTATTTACAAGCATTATCAGCATTTAATCAACTTTCAGTTTATACTGCAACAGGGACTAACTTAAATGCAATAACAAGCCATTTAGGTATGACTTGGAATAAGGAAAAAAAGGCAGTTGGTAAGATTACAGTTACTGCTGAGATAGGAACACAGATTCCACAAGCTTGGGGTGTAGAAACTAAATCTGGTGTTAAGTTTGTAACTCTAAATACATCTACAATTACAACAACTCAAAGAGAAACAGAAATTGAAGTAATTGCTTTAGATGGTGGAACAGATGGAAATGTAAGTGCAGGAGCAATAACAGAACAAACAGAGATTTTAACTGGTGTTATATCTATTAACAATAAATTAAATACTCTTGGAGGAAAAGACTTAGAAACAGACACAGAGTTAAGAGAAAGATATCTAAAAAGGCTAGATAGAAAAAGTTCATTTACAACTGAGGGTATTAAAAACTATATCTTGCAGAATACTAATGTTAAGAAATGCCAAGTTATAGAAAATGATACTGATACATTTGATAGTGACGGTAGATTAGCACATAGTTATGAATGTATTTGTTATGGAGATACTAACGATAATATTTTAAAAGCTTTATATGAGTATAAAATTGCAGGGATTAGAACAGTTGGAGCAATTACAAAGAATTTTGATGAAATTAGTGTAGGCTTTACTAGACCAACAGAAAAAACTGTATTCTTAAAAGTTGAAATACAAGGTATAAAAGAAGTTTGGAAAGATGAATTCAAGAAAACTATAAAAGATATTTACTTAAAATATATTGATGAAGTTGAGCCAAATAGCACTATTTACTTATATAAAATTATAGGTGAAATATATAAAAATGTAAGTGGAATAAAAACTTTAAAAATTAAGTTAGGTGATGTTAAGTACAATGAAAGAGAGCAAGATTATAAGTTATCTAATAAAGAGGTTGCTATTGCTAATACAGATGATATAACTATCGAGGTGAATTTATGATACTTAGTAGAGTCCCACATATTTATCATGATACAGTTTATTCAAAAAAGATGTTTGAAATAGCAGAAACTAAGCATTTAAGAATAAGAAATATCTATAATTTAATTTCTAATTTCAATGATATAGATAAATCAGAAGGCTATTTATTGGATGTTTTAGGTGGTAATTTTAAGATTCAAAGAAATGGACTTAATGATATAGAGTACAGAAAACTATTGAAGTTTGAAATAGCATTATTACAGTTTTTAGGAAGTCCTAAAGAAATAATTAGAATACTATCAGAATATTTCAAATTAAATCAAACAGAGTTTAGAATTATAGAATTATTAGGGAAAATACTTATTTCTATCCCTGAAAAATTAGAAAAGCAACAAGTATTTAACTTAGTTAAAAAAATAAAAGGTGCAGGTGTAGGGCTTGAAGTTATTAATGGAATTTATGTAGAGGATTACTTAATATCAGAACTGCATGAAATGACATTAGAAGAAATAGAAAAGATTACACTAGCTAGAGATGAGTATTATATTGAAATGTACAGTTTATCAGAACTAGAACAAATGAATTTAGAAGAAATTGAAAAGATTAAAATTTCAAGGAGGTAAAAATGGCTGATTGGATTAATGACCCACAAGGTAGAGAAGAAATAGAAAAGGTTACAAAAGAATTAAAATTGCCAGTTTGGAAAGCAAATCACAAGGGAAAATTTAGAGATTTTTGGAATGAACTATGGGATAAAATAGAGGATTATATCCTTAAATTAAAAGGAGATACAGAAAAGAATTCAAAAGGCTTAAATGATAGGCTTGTATCAGCAGTTGGAAAACATGATGGAGATTTTCCTATTGCAAATGCAGTAGTTGGAAATGTCTATTATTCTGAACTTACAAAGAAATATTATAAATGTAAAGTTGGAGGACCTGCTCCGATGCCAAATGGAAATTTTATAGATATATCTATATTAGAAAATCTTAATAGATTGAAAAATCTAATCAAAGTTGATGCTGGTATAACTGGAAGCTATACCACACTTGGCAGTTATACATATAATTTTCCAAAATCTTATAACAAAGTTCTAGGAGTTACTATAAATATATACAAAACTGGAACAGCAACTACTCTAGAAAATGTGTACTTGAGTGGTTTCAATAACACATCGTTCACATTTGTAAAAGACTGTGTTGATAATGCGAAAGCAAATACTGTAAAAATAGCTTATACTGTTTTTTATGTTTAATCTTAAATTCTACCAATTAGAAGTACGGTAAAACCAGCATTCACATTAGCAACATCAAATGTTTGTGTCGCCGAATTATACCAACCAATGACAGGCTGTTTATTTGTAGCATACAAATCCCCATTATTATCTTCTAAAGATATGTAAACTCCGTCTTTAAAAGTAACAGGAGATTTTATTGTAGTTTTAGCATAATCTGTAATTACACCAATATTCATTGTACATATACAATAATCAGCTATTTTTGTAACATATGATGTGCAGGTACTCACATTAGTCATTCCTGATGTCCCACTTTCAATTTTATGACTGATTAGATTTTCCAATCTATACACATTTTAAAAATCTATCTGTGATGGAACAGATAACCTAAAATACTAAATTTTTTTGAAAGGAGTAAATTATGTATTATATATATTCAAAAGAAAAATTACCAAAATTATTATTTGATGTAAATTTAACATCTGATGAAGTTAAACTTTATGGAGGTTGGGATGTTATTTTTGGATATTATCCTAACATTCAAAAAGACAATTCAACGATAATTGAAAGAGATATACCATTCAACTATCCAATTTTTGATAATAACACTATTAGAGAAATGACAAGAGAAGAAAAAGTCGCAAACGATATTGAAATAACTCTTGAAGTTGGAGAGTTTATAGAAAATAAAAAACTTATAAAAGTACCTAAACCACAAGGAAATGATAAATACTTAAATTGGAATACTGAAAAACATTTGTGGATACTAGACACAGAAGCACAAAGAAAAGATTATTTTAATACCATAGATAGCTTAAAAGCTGAGGTATTAGATTATGGTTTTGATTACAAAGTAGATAAAACGGAACACAGACAAAGATGTAGGGATACAGATATTTCAAAAATGGTTGCAACAGTAGTAGCCTTACAACTTGTTAAAAATATGGGAGCAGATAAAAAAATAACTTGGTATTTTGAAGATAATTTCGGTATGAATGCAGGATTACAAGAATTAGGAATGCTTATGCTATTTGGGACTACATTTATTCAATCAGTTTACGACACAGAAAACTATTTTAAGACTAAAGAGAATCCAAAAGAGTTGTCAAAAGCTGATTTTGAGAAGAAAAGAAAAGAAATACATTTAAAACTTGCTAAAGGGTAGAATTAAGAGTTATAAAAATTAAGGTAGTTTTATATAACTACCTTGTCTAAAACTCTTTAAATAGCTTATTACAAGGTCGTTTTTTTAGAAATTAAAATCTTAAATATAATTTTAGTAATTTTTATATTTTAAAAAGTAAAATTTTAAATTTTAGATATAAAAAATTAGATTTTTAAATTTAAGGAGGTTATATGTTTAGTTTATCAAATTCAAGTTTAGAAAAATTAAATGGTGTTCATCCAAATGTAGTAAATTTTATGAAAGAACTTATAAAAGAATCTCCATATGATTTTAAAATAACTTGTGGAGTTAGAACTGCTGAAGAACAAAACCACGAGTACCAAAAAGGAAGAACTATTTTATATGATAGCAATGGCAATAAGCAGCCAAAAGTCAGTTGGTGTGATGGTTATAAATTAAAATCAAAACACCAGGTAAAAATTGATGGATATGGATATGCTGTTGATATAGCTGTCTTAGAAAAAGAAAAATATACAGATAAAAAAACTGGAGAAGAAAAAGAAAAGACAGTTGCTAAATGGGATTATAAATATTATAAAGCTATTTATGATATTGCAAAAAGTAAAGGACTTATTGACAAATATGGAATAGTTTGGGGAGGAAATTGGAAGCAAAAAGACTCTGTACATTTTCAATTAGGAACAGCTGATAATATTCAATTTAAAAGATAAGGAGGGATAAAATGGAAATATCTAAACTTAAAACAATGCCAATAGATGATAAATATTGGGAAGTTATGGAGGATTATTTTTATCAAACATCAAGAGGAGTTATAGTTGTTCCAAAAGGTTTTAGGACAGATTATGCTTCTGTACCTAGAATTTTCAGAAATATTATAAATTCATATGGTAAACATGGCAGAGGTGCAGTTGTTCATGATTGGCTATATTCAAGTCAATGTAAAACTGACATTACAAGACAAGAAGCAGATAAAATATTCTTAGAAATTATGGCAGAATGTGGAGTAAATAAAATCAAAAGAAATTTAATGTATAGAATGGTTAGAATGTTTGGAGCTAGCCATTTCAGAAGGGGTGAGTAAATGGAAGATTTTTTTATTAATGCAAAAAACGGTATTGCTATGATATGGACTAGCTGGATATCAGTTCTTGTTTGGGCTTTAGGTGGATTTGACTTATCTGTAAAAGTTTTAGTTTTTCTTATACTTGTAGATTATATTACTGGCTTATGGGTTGGTTATATAACTAAGACAGTTAATAGTACAAGAGCATATAAAGGAATAAGTAAAAAAGTCTTTATACTTATAATAGTATCTTGTTCCACAGTTATTGAGCAGTTAGTGCCTAATGTTGGTATAAGGAATTTAGTTATAATTTTTTATGTGGCCACAGAAATATTATCAGTTATAGAGAATGCAAGTAAATTAGGAGTACCTATCCCTGAAAAGCTTAAAATAGCACTTGAGCAATGCAAAGGAGATAAGTGCAATTCTAAGTGTGCTGATGATAAGAATATAAAGCCAGAAAAATTAAAAGATGAAGATTTTAACAATGAAATAAAATAATTAAAAAAAGTCCAGTTATTAGCTGGGCTTTTATTCGTTTTATCTAAGCATAGTTTGTTTTAAGAAATTATTTTGACAATATTTTATTATTTGTTCTTCTATAGAATTCATAATACTTAAAATATCATATTTTAAATCTAAGCCTAATTCTTCTGCTTTTTGATTAGTTGTATTTATAATTATATCCACTCTTTCTCTATCCTCTCCATCACTTAAAACTGGTAAATGTTCAACTTTTATAAAATTATTAGAATTAGTAATTGAAATCAAAGCACCAAAAATTTCATCTATTATTTTGATTTCGTCTCTATCATCTGTTTCAAGTTTTCTTACTTTCAAAAATTTTTTAATTGCATCTGCTTTGTGATTATAAAACTCTCTTAACTCTTCTATTCTAAACTGTGTATCGATTCTAATTTGTTCTTGATGAGTATGTCCTATAAAATATTCTTTACTATTTATTATCATAATATACTCCTTTTTTATTTTTATTATACCATAAAATCAAATTTTTAATTTCTCTCTTTCTTCTTTGTATATTGCTAATAAAAGTCGTGTTTCATCTCCACCATTACTATCAATATACATGTCTTTGAATTAAAAAATTCAAAGACTTTTTTAATTTTCTTTTATTATTTACTTTTCTTTGAATTTCATATAAAATATAAATATAGAAATAAAATAAAGTAATAAAGGGAGATTATTATGAAAAAGATTTTTATTTTACTTATAGTTTTATTAGGAATATTAGTTATAGGTTGTGGAAAAAAATGGGATTATCAAGTTACAAAAAAAGAATCTATTCAAATTGGTAATGATATAACATTTTATCTTTTAACTTTAAAAGAGAAAGAAAGCGGCAATGAAATTGAACCCTTACAAATAACTAAGGAAGGTTTTGATAAATATAATGTAGAAGATAAATTAACAAAAGAAGAATTAGACAGTATAAAAATTTCAGAGGATTCATTAGTTAATAGCGATTTAACTTTAAAGGGAAATTATTGTATTGTTGAAAATACAAGTTCAACAGATTTAAAATTTATTCCAGAAAATACTGAATTTTCAATTTTAGCAGTAGGTAAACAAGAAGATGTTACTCCAACTATCCCAACAATGATACTTATTGACAAAGAACATAAACTTTTTTATATTATAATTCTTAAAAATCAATGGGATGCTGAAGAATTTGAATATACTATAAATAAAGATGATTTAAAAAATA